AGGTAAAGGAGCCATCCTTATTGATGGGTACTAGCATGGGTGAAACGCGGTCTCCATGAGTCTCAATGACTGCCACGCTCATCTGCCAATTAGCGCTTCCAGCCTTCAAATAAGAGGCTTTCTTCTTGTCCATGACATTTCCTGCCTCTAAGCCCCAAAGAGTCCTGTATGAGGCTCCTATGCCCTCTGTGAAGGCACTGATACCTGCCCTGTGCGTGTGACCACAGACGACAGACTTGCCAAACTTCTTAGCCAGACCGAGAGCTGTAAGTCCAGCATTGGAGTTCATTGATCCTTCATCGCCATGTACTAAGACCCATCCCTTGTGAAACTCGAATGGTCTTTTATGGAAGCGGATTCCGAGTCCAGCGAAGTCCATAAACTTTGCGTATTCCAGTTCTGGTAATCCGATGAGGCTAGGTGCGCGTAATAGTGTGTGGTATAGGCGGTCTGTGTGATTGCTCCGAGTGACATCTGTTGTGCCGAGTTCATAGAGAATATCCTGCGCAAGGCTTCTGTCAGCATCTAGCGTACCTTCCCACTCCAACTTAGTACCTTGAGCCCAGCGAGACTGGCTCTGCATATCTAACTCATCGCCTGTATTTAGGATGAGGTCAAACTTCTCTCGACGAACTAACTTTATGAGGTTCTTGACGGCTGCCTCATGGTGAAACGGTATCTGGAGGTCACTGATGACCAAGTACCTTTTTTTAGTCATCGTCCTCATCTTCGTAATTGCCGAACTTCTCTGGATCGACAGGATCAGGCAATATCCAAGCAGGGTAAGCATTTGGCTCAGTAATCATAAACATAGCTACATCTTCTTTGAAGCCTGCTCGCTTAAGACTACAGAAATACTCATATAAGCCAATGCAGTAAGCATCTAGCTTTGAGTAGCCTTGTTGCTCTAATGCCTTAGTTGCTTTTCTTGCCATAGCAGAATGTTACCTGTCTAGTAAGATGTTGTAGATTTCATCGACTCGCGTGTTGAGTCTTTTAATCTCAGACAACAGATGAGTAATGACATACCCAGACAAGCCACCGACTATTGCCAGCGTTGCTAGGTAAAGGGTAAAGAAGTCAGATTGTGTCACTTTTTAGGTGTCGCATATCCAAAGACACCAGCTAGCAAAGCCCAGAGAACTGAGCGATAGTCAGCTGCGAAATTAGTTGCAGCCCATGCTGATAGAAATGCTCCAGCAGTTAGGACATAAGGGCTTTTCATATTCATTAGTTTGCTCCTAGCATAGGTATCTGAAAAAACTCACCCAGTAGGTCAGCTTCTTTCTTAAAGCTAACATGCATGTGGTGAGTGTGTTTGTTAGCCCCTGTGTAGTTGCGCCACTTCCAGTTAAGGATGGGAGACGCAATCCTGCCGTTAAATATAATGTACGATATGCGCTTTTCTGCCTTAGACTTGCAACTGATTCGAAGTTGATCTGCAAGGTCTGGCATAATATGCGGTTTGATTCCTGCACCGAATAAGTCTGCGTCAATGTCAATGGCACGAACCCAGCCTTGCTCATCTGGATTATGATCAGACTTACGAGCAGCGTGTCGGGTATCACCGACCCAACCATCCGATGTCCTATCACGATCTGGGAAGGAATCATCTATCTGCTCTCTTAATTGGATTGCAGCTTTAGAAAGTTTTGGTGTCATCCAAGTAAAAGAGCCGCTTCATCGGCGGTTATGCCAAGTTTAGCCAATAAAGCCTCCTTAGCAACAGCATCAGCTGCAACCTTAGCTTCTGCATCGGCTATAGCCTTAGCATCATCCGCTAGTCTTTTTTCGTAAGCCTTAACTTCTTCTGGAGTTAAATCAATTTCAAAAACTTCCCCAGTCAAGCAATCAACTTCTTGTCTTTTCATATTAGATTCCATATCCGTAAATAGAAACAGTGCCAGTAAATGTGCCTGAAAAGGCCAAAACCATTGAATCATATTGAGTCGTATTATCAATAAAACCTTGCTGGATTCCTCCTGTGTCTCCGTTGCGTGTCCAATAGCGTGTATTGCATTGGACTTTTCCAACCTGAGGAGTCATGATGTTTGCAGATATGCTGAACTTGTTACTTGATCCATCGCATATTTCCCATGACGCAGCATTTGTCTGGCCTACTGAATAACCGCTTCCGCTTGTTCCAACTTGGTAACGACCACCATAATAACTAGCACGCATTTGGATTTGAATAAATCCACTGCTGGCACTTAATGCTCCATCGATATTTACAAGATAGTTTCGATATGTTGATGTGAAGCAGTTTGAATATGTGACCGATGTAGAAACCGCGCTTGAGTTTGTCGTGCTGATTAGAGTCAATGCTCCAGCACTAGCAGTAGCCCATTTTAATCCAGTTGCAGCTGTTGAATCAGCTTGCAAGACTTGACCATTTGTTCCCACTGCTAAACGCGCAGGAGTAGAAGCAGCAGAAGCACCAATGATGTCACCTTTAGCGGTAACGATTGAGTTTTGGATAGCGTTTGGATCATCAAGAGATACCCAAGATGCACCTGTGTAGATTTCCACTACATCTGTGTCTTTGAGGTAAGTGACCATTCCCTCTGCAAGAACGCTTGCAAGAGCAGTTGTACGCGCTGCTGCACTAGCAAAGACCATGACTGTCTGTTGCTGTAAATATAAATTGACATCGCTCGCTGACAGGACATCTCCTGTGCTAAAAAGCTTGTATCCTGCACCTGCCATTGTTACTCCTTAGTAGCTTAAAGACGATACCCCAAGGATACCGTATAATGTCGAATCTAGAATGAAGCCATCGATTATTGGTTCCATCGTCAAGAAAGTCGTAATCCAAGAATTAGGTGTGATGTCATGACTGACACCCTGAACCTGCAAGGTCTTGGTTATTGTTGAACCGCTGTCCGTGGTGTTGGTAATGGTAACTGGAGAAAAATAATCCAATCCCAAAGCTGCTGTGATTCCAGCCGTATAATTTGGAGTCATTAAATCAAGGCTCAATGCATCTATGCGAATGCTCGTATCTTTACGCGAAGCAATATAAGCCTGAGCAAAGTTTAGGGCTTCCGCATCGGTTTCCATAAGAAGATTCTGTTGGGTATAAGAGTGCAAGAAATAAGTATTTATTGAAGCAGCATCGCTGGCGGTCTGGGTAGTACCACCCGTACGCTGGATATTGGCTTGGTTATAGACCAACTTGTCATCAAAGGCGAACTTAACATTGGCATAAGGTATTCCTGTACCAGTTTGGTTAAACAATGTTGGAGTACCGCCAATAGATGCGGTTGTAAAAGCTCTGTCCTGAAATACTGCGTTGCCCTCTGGATCAATATAAAAAGCACCGTATTCTGTCAATTCGACTGTTTTCAATGCGGTAAGTGCAGCTCTAGAACTTGCAGGGTCAGCCTGACAAGTCGTTTGACCTGTATCAATATCACGCATACCAGAAGGCCAATTGATTGTATCTAAAATCCTGCCAATACGAGTGCCAGTAGTCTCACCCGCTACTGCCCCTGTTACTGTGGTGATTGCTGAAGTATTGAATATCTTAAAAGCATCGAATGCAGTAATGGTGACATAAGCAGTTTCTTGGCCTTGAGGATAGGTATAACGATATTCTGCTGTATATCCTGAAAAGAGATAATAATCAGTTCCACCATAATTGGCTGAAATACGGAGTTTTCTCGCTGGTTGCAAATAGCCGTAAATTGGAGATGATGTGTTTTGGGGGTTGAAATTGCCTTGAGGGTCAAGGATTCTGACTGTTGCTTGCCCTGCATCATAAGTATCTTGCAAAAGATTGCGACCTCTACGAATAGCGATATTGGTAGTAGAGGCTGTGTAATCAATAATAAGGGCTGCACTTTCAGCCAATACATTTTTACCTAGAATGCCATCTACAGGATCATCTAAAGTAAGTGGGATTCCGTAAGCTGGTCCATTAGCAAAGTTAATCTGGACTGTAAGGGTTGCTGGTAGTGCCATTAGACCGCCGTAATAACTGCCTGACGGCTATATCCAATAGCTGTGCCAGCCCATCCAGAAGCTGCTAGGGCTTTGTTGATTGCTTCATTAAGGTCGTTTTCGGCAATGATTGAGCCTTCAATGTTTGTGTTAATGGTTACGCCCACAGGTAATTGATTGCCTGTGCCAGAAGTACCTAGTCCAACAGTAGATGGCATTGAGGTACTAGTGCCACCGTTAGATGTAATGCCTAGAGATGCGTTAGTTGCGCCCACGAATGGCACATAGCCACCAAGTGCTGCTTTTTGTGCTGCACCTAAAGAAGCAAAAGCAGAAGCTGCTGAACCAGCAAAAGACTTGAAATAACCTTCAAGTGTATCTAACTGTTCCTTGACAGACATAATGTTCCAGTTTTTGAAGATATTATCAAGAGGTTTAATACTCTGTAAGGTGCTGACTAGCTTCTCAGTATTCTTCTGAGCATCATCCAACATCTTGGTGTATTTATCAATCTGGTCAATGTTCTCAGATTCAATAGCCTGCATGAGTTTAAGGCGAATACGATCTTCTTCTGAAATCTTGCCCTTGAGGGCTGCTTCAATCTGAATCTTCTGTAGGTCAAAGATTGCTTTGGCTTTAGCCAGTTTAAGATTATCTTTAGTGGATTTGGTTAAAGCCTGAGTTGCCTTAAGTTGAGCAGCAGCTGCCTTAGATGCAGCTATCGCATCGGCCTTCTGAGTATCCTGTGAAGATACGCTTGTTGAAATGTTGCCCATGCCTTTGAAGCCATTAGCAGGATTGTTGTAAAAGAAGAAGTTCTTTGGGTCAAATAAAGATTTAGTGATATTGATAAACTTGCCAGTTTCGCGAGTAAGGGCTGCGAAAGCATTTGCAATCTTTCCAATACCGCTAATTACTGGATCAATGGTGTTTGACCCAGAAGCACTTTTAAGGGCATCAACAAATCCCTTGCCAATAGTTTCTTTGGCATTATTAACTGCAACCTGTAACTTGGCTATTTCGCCTGCATAAGTG